GTGCCACCTGGTTGCCCACGGCCTCCGCCACCGCCACCACCAGCGACAGCGCAGTTAAAATTAGGGTTACCGCCGTTGATGACACCGACACTACCAGCGCCGCCTCCACCACCGCCTCCTGCGGTCGGATATTGAGCGTTTGCGGAGCCGCCATTGCCTCCACTATTATAACCACTACTACCACAACCACCGCATCCTCCGCCAGGTTGTCCTCCGGCGATAGCTGTCCAGTAGTTGAATCCTTGGCAACCAGGATTAATAGCACCTGCTCCACCTCCACCTTGGCCTCCATATGATTGCCAGGAAGCCGCGGTACCAGAAGGAGTATAGGTTGTTACATTACCACCAGGTCCTCCTGGTCCACCGTTACCACCGCCTTGCGACCCGGTCCCAGGCCATCCACCGGATGGACTTTGCTGACCGTTGGGGTTACCATAGTTAAAGTACAATACAGCGGTAGAAGCACCATTACCCCCTGCTCCACCGCTTCCTGCATTACCAGCACTACCAGCGTTACCAGCGGCTCCTCCTGGCAATGTAATTCCTAAGGCAGATGCGCTGTTGCCTGGGTTACCTGCGGTGCCAGCGCTACCAGCGGCACCAGCTATCCCGGCTTGATCGGGATTATAGCGTCCTGCAGAAGCACCACCGGATCCCCCATTTCGGGGATCGACTTGTACAAAGCCACCAGGTACTGGGGACCCCGGCCAATATACTCCTCCGCCCCAGGGGAAAACATAATAGTTAGGTGGACTATAGGCCGGAGGTTCATAATATACACCGTATATACATCCTCCGCGACCACCGGTACCACCACAACCTGTATTACCTGGATTACCTGAATTACCTGAATTACCCGGGGCCCCGTATCCTGAAACTGTAACAGCTCTTACTCCGGGAGGAGCCACAAAAGTACCGCTAGATGTAAAAACCGCGGAACCGGCGGGAACTAGACCTGCTCCTAAAACACCTGATTTACCTGTACCTATTGGCATAACTTAATCTCCAAACTAATTGTAGCAAAACCATCCAGTTATTATATATTTCGGCACCGTACCGTATACAGTGTTACCTCTATGCGTATGTGTGTAAGCAGCCGGCCAAAATACCGCAGTATTTTCTACAGGACTTATTTTACGCTCTTGATGTATAAACTCTGTTTCTCCACTCGACGGCAGTGTATTTAAATATATCATATATACGATAGCTCGAGAACTACTCGCTCTATCACCATGCTCAGAATGCCACATGTGGTATCCACCACCTCTGGATGTTTTTTGAATTTTAAATGTATTACTTACTAATGTTACTGTTTTTAAATATGGATAATGTGTTGTATATTCGTGAAAACATTCATTTAGTGATGACCATATTACACTTTTCGGATTTTCACCATTAAATGATTCAGTAAAATACGTGTTCTCTTCATGCAGGTAAACAGCTAAATCGTTTTTCTGTAGTTGATGAGCTCCTTCAGAATCCACGCGACTAACCGCGTATTTAATATTCTCTTCAAATTGACTGGTTAAAAAACCGCAAAACTTGTCCGGCAGCACATTATTATATACTGCTATAGCATCATTTATAGATTCAAGCTCCATTATCTAAACCTCGGTCCATTTATCCACGCTACCATCGACTGTCGACTACCCTTTGTTACAGGCTGTACTCTATGTAATCTATATGAAGGAAAGATAATCATATCCCCTCTTCTTTTCGGACACTGTAGTACATTAGTACACCCTGCATGCATTACCTCAAAGTCACCGCCTTCGTATTCTTGAGGATCTGATAATTGTAATGCGAAAGACAGTTTTCGGGCAAAACCATCACCAGCGTCAACATGCCATTCATATTTACCTCTTTGCGTAGCATCATAATTAGCTAATTGCATCATTTGAAAATCAGTTAAATCATAATTATAATAATGATAATTAACTCTTTTTATAATCTCTACAACTCTGTCATATGCCCACCGAAACTCTTCAGGGTTAAGCCATGATATCTTTGTAACTCTCGTTTCCGGTTTAACACCGCCACCAGGAGCTTCATCACCAACCATAGCTACATCCTGAGACTTTTTTGCTTCAGCCTGAAGTATGTCAAGCTCTTCGTTAGAGAACGCGTCCTGCCAATGCACAAAACTGGGACCTATTTCCCAGTAATGCCCTGTAGATTGCTTAAATTCCATAGTTCAATCTCAACATTAAAAATAACTAATCATAAACAAAAGCTAATTAAAAATTAACTGTCGCTTGTCTCAACATAAGCAAGTAACTCGTCTGCAAGTGTAATAACACTGCTTGCTGTAACATCAGTAGCTTCAGAGCTTGTCAGTAAGCGACGGTTTTCAAAAATTATAGCTTGAGCCTGTCGTAGCGCGTTTTCTTTGCGTTCTCGACGTCGGATCTCAGTATTCGATAAATCACTAGCAGCATGCAGAGCCGCCTGATATTCTACTTCGTTTTGCTGGATTTCAGTAAGTGCCATGATTGTTGTCTCCTAGACTATTGTTTTATTATGCTGATACATTTGTCATTGGTACACTTGCATACCAAGTTGATCCGCCATCGGGTGAAAAGAAAAACCATACGTCAACTGCGTTCGCACCTGTACTTCTGCTCACCGTTCCATTCGGATACTTTACTGTACCTCCAGTAGACCAGGCTACAGTTCTACCTGCAGAACCGTCATTTGTTAAAATTAAAACAAATGAACTTGATGCTGCATTAGCATTTGAGACGGTGAAGGTGCAGTTGCCTGTAAGTGTTGCTGTGTATACAGTACCAAGGCTAAGATCAATAGTCTTAGCAGTACCTGTATTACCGAGGGCGGTTACTGTTTCTTGGATATCAGCAAGATTTGCTGTTCCGGCTAGAGTTAGCGCTGCGATATTTGTTAGATTACGGCTGTCATCCACAACCGTAGTGCCTGATACTTTAATTGCCATCTTCGTCTCCCGACTATTAGCAGTTAGATTTATTTATCTATTTTCTAACTGTATTATTCTCTTTTCTAGTTCTTGTTAGCAGTTAGATTTATTTATCTATTTTCTAACTGTATTATTCTCTTTTCTTGTTCTTGTATGCCCTTAATTAATAATGCTATTAAAGGTATATATGATACTGCTTTTTTACCGTTTTCACTATCAGATACCAATTCAGGCATGATAGTCTCTAGTTCTTGTGCTATTAAACCGTAAGATTTTTTATCTGTATCTTTCCAAGTAAAGCCAACAGGGTTTAATACGTTTAATATAGTAATACCTGGAGCAGGCTCAATATTATCTTTTAATGTAATATCTGAGGTATTATTAATATTATTAGCTTCAAGTAACGGTGCGGTAACTTTACCAGCAAAACCAGCGCCTGATGTACCTGTAATTTGACCAGTACTTAACGCTGTTAATGTTCCAACTGAAGTAATATTAGGTTGAGCTGCAGTAGACAGTGTACCGGATATTGTTGTACCAGATAATGTATTAGCTGTAAATCTAGGTGCCGTTACAAGACCAGCAAAACCAGCGCCTGATGTACCTGTAATTTGACCAGTACTCAGCGTTGTTAATGTTCCAACTGAAGTAATATTAGGTTGAGCTGCAGTTGATATGGTACCTGTTAGAGTGTTAGCAGCAAATACAGGTGCAGTAACAGCCCCTGCAAAACCAGCATTATCTGCTGTTAAAGTACCTGATACTGTAACTGCGTTGTTGAATGTATTCAACGTACCAGTAAACGTATTGTTTGATGCCAGACCCGCAGCTTGCGTGTTTATCTGGTTAGTGCGTATACGCCAAGTGTTAAACGTATCACTAAGAGCAACGTTCGCGACTGGGGAACCTGAGTCAAACAGTGCCATCTTGGATTCCTATTCTTTTATCTTAATATATTATTTATTCAGAATTTTTGTAAGCATATCTTTAATATCTTGCATTTCATGCTTTATATTATTTATCTCTTCTGACAATGCGCTTACTGTATTCTGCTGTGATTTACTGTACTCTCTCTGCCGTCTATAGGCATTGAGAGCTTCATTATCTACACTAATAATACCCTTATTACTCATGTCTCGAACATAGCCGGGATTATTTTCTACTTTTTTATACATAATTATGCCTGCAACGCGATAGCCATCATCTCATCAACCTTAGGTACTACGCCTGATGATTGGGCAGTTAACACTATCTTTATCGCAAGATACTTGTAGCCGGTATACGCTACGCCTTGATTGTTAGTATATTGTATCTCGTTGCCTGCACCGGAAAGATTAGCGGCAGGAACTTCAAAGTCAAAGATTTTAAAGTCGTTTTCGTTTTCTGGAGATGAGAACACAGTTGAGACTGTAGTCTGATCCATAAGAACCCACGATCGATCGTCAAAGGCATCACTGTCATCTTTATTGAGTATCTTGTAGTATACACTTATACCTGTTGTTGAAGGCTTATAGGCACTCAATCTCACTCTAATATCTTCAGCATCTTGACCATCAGCTAACGATAATGTTCTTGTTATATATCTTGCCAACGCATTACCACTGTTGGCGTTTGTTTCACCTGTAGTATCGTTGTTGACTGTATTATTAACAAGCGTAAGATTTACTCTTTCAAGGTCAACAACTGGTCCAATGGCAGGATTTGACGTTGATAAAGTGTATCTTACCTCTGCAGACTTCTCACCTGAGATATTACTGGCCTCAAGCGTTTTACCGAGTACATACTTCGGAGTACGGAAGTTTGTATTATGATTAATATTAGCTGCTCTGTAGGACGTGTCCCTAACAGAAGGCGAAGTATTAAATCTACCCGTGGAAGATAAAGCAGTCTCCTCAAAAACAAGAGCGCCTGTATTGAGTCTCATCGTATCAACTTCAATATGATCCAAACTCTTGATTGCTACAGTACTGCCAGATAACTGTCCCTTGATCTGCATACCGCTAGCAAACGTACCAGATGCGTTTTCTAAGTGTAGTACAGTGTTGCCACTGTGGTTGACGTTATCGAAATAAATTACTTGTCCAGATGGAGTAGATTCACTGTGAATAACAGCATGTGGCTCTTGCTTCACGCCGTTTATTACTACATTCACTCTCTCTCCTGCTGCGAACTTACTAGATGTCGAAACATCCTTGAGTATGACCGTATTAGAGCTTTGTGATACAACAAGTCCGTTGGCACCCGACGTGTTACCAACGAGTACAAAGTTAGCATTTACAGAGAGTACTGAATTATTAATTAATGTAGTCTCTCCTAAGATTTGCTCACCTACTGTAGTAAATGTATTCGAGCCTGTAATCTGGAAGAATTCCCTATCTTCATTTTTGAATACAGCTGTACCTGTAGTGTTGCGAGCAAAGTTAGCAACGTATAAGTTGAACTTGATATCCTCTTCCTGGATCGGAGACCACTGTCGATCATTAGATGAAGCGAATAATGTACCAACGTATGGTTGCTTGCTTATTCTCTCTCCGCTTATAAGATCAACGCCACCCAATCTTGATACAAACAAGGAGGTGTTCGGGTTATTTGCCCCAGGCTTAACTACTATGGCGTACTCTTTATTGGCTGCCAAGAATATTGGCGATGAGAAGTATACTGGAGTAGCTGCGCCACTGTTGTCCGATACATTAATATCGGAAGCTTCAAGTGTAACTCGTGAAAGAGGGACTATTCTATCTGTAATATAAGCACCAGATGGACCTACTTCTCTTATCTCGACAAACACAGGGCGCGTATCATCCTTAGTCGCAAAGAAAAGATCAATCTTAGTTAAGTATACGCCTGACGTTAGAGTAAAGTTGTTAAAATTACCCACCGTGAACGTCTGCGCGACAGGATCAACCGCATGGTCATATCCCGGGAAGTTTAGATTTTGCTGACGTCTAAACTCCGCCACCTGCTCTGGAGTAGCGTTAACAGGCTCAAAATCTTCTGCAAAACCTGCATCAGCGTCCCACGTGTCTGTAAGATTTCTAACATTGACACGAGCGGTTCCGTCAGGGTTTTTACCAGGAGTCAACTCAACGACGTGGCCTGACAGTCGTACATCCTGGCTATCTACTGAAGTGATAGTTCGAGTATCAGTTACGGACACCTGTACAGTCTCATACGTGCGCGTAGAGATTATAGTGTCTTGTACAGTCTGCGTAGATCCACGAGACGTATATGTAGCCTCGCCTGATGTTGTTACAAGACCAGTACCTGTTTCGTTTTGAGCATTGTCTGAGAGTCTAAATCTTCTTGATCCAGATCTAAATCTTATAGAATTGTCACTTGGTACTCTAAAGTTACAGTAAATATCACCGTTATTGTCAGAGACAATATTACCACCCTCGGATCCTGTACTTGTAAACGAAGAGTTTGTTGGAGTAATGTAGGCGGATACGTCAACACCATCAAAGAAGGCATAAAGCCTGGCATTGGGTTTGAATCCTCTACCAGTCACGTTGACTATGCGAGAACGCATAAACGGAATAACATCAGTATTGATTACATTAGAGCCCGCTTTACGAGTTGTAGTTCTTGGAACAACCCTTGACTGTATGCCTCTTCTTACCTGCTGCTCTGTGACTGACGTTACAATAGTTTGATACTCGCCAGCCTTTACAACTCGACCGTTGGGTCCATCAGCTCCCCCTAAAGGAATGTTTCCTTCAATCTTAACGGTGATATCACCGACATCTTCAGTAGGTGATCCTGACCATATGGTTTCCCAGTTGCCCCAGTCTGTCGTCCAACTGGCACTTCCTACAGCAATATTATCATTGACGTTATCTTCATTGATAACAAGATCTGGAGCTTTGACTGTATCTGTCCAGAAGTCAGTATCCGGAGACAGAGTAACTTGCCCCATGAAGCTCCAGAATAGACCAGCCGCATTTCTTGTTGTGGATGCGTATGGCTGATTAATAACACGTTTGTGTGCATAATCAATAGATGCCAATTTACCATCTGGGGGCGTATACACTGCACTTATTGTGCCAGACGACGTACTGGATCCACCTGTTGCTGTTGCACTGATAGCAAAAGTACCAGATACATTTTCGAGATACAGTCTCCTACCCACTTGATAAACTAGCTTACCAGAGGCAGCACCGGCTGTAACCGTCTCTCCAACAGTAAAAGTGTCTGATCCACCGACAGTAATTCTTGCATCATTCGGCTTAATAATGACGTTGCTGCTGTTGCTGGATTGGAACTCCATATCAATATTGTTTAAAGTGAATGGAGGTCTGAGCTCGCCTCTCGTTCTATCAATAGAGATTTTGTAGTTAGGATCAATGACGTTACCAATATTGTGACCGGAGAAGTTATCAACCATCACACCATTTTTAAATCTATCTACGCCCGCGCCTGTAGCAAACTTTAAGTTAGTAGCTTCGTTCTCGAGCAAGGATAGTCTAGTGTAGTATTCTACTTTATCCAATCTATCTTTGATTCGACCAATGTCTCGCATTGTGTATCTTTCAATTCTTGTAGGTATTACCTTACAAGCAAGATCACTACGATCATACTCTTGTCCTACAAATGAAGATAGCGATGGATATGGGGTTACGACTATTTGAGCAAGAGGAAGATGACCATCAGGCTCTTCAGGATATGCAGGTTGGATTCCAGGTTGACCACTAGTAATCTTAAGACTACCAGCTGAATCCATAGTTAGTATGTCGCGACGAGACAGGTAGTAGTCGAGGTCAAAATTAGCAGTATCGTTTGGTGACATGAACTTCAAGCCACCCGCAGGAGACGTAATAGTACTTCCTTCGGACGGATTGGTTGTTATATTAGACAACGAAGCTACATTGTTCGCCGTATCTTGAATCCTTGGTCTGATATCAATACTGTTTCTGAGGTCATATGATCTACCATTGATAGGGGATCGATATATTGGTATTTCTTGTGTTGTAATAGCAGTGGTGTTAGCAATATTATTATCATCGATAGGATACGAATCTACTGAGAAGTATCCAATACCCTGAGATGTATCGTGATCAAAGTAGTTGAGTTTAACGAGATAAACATCCCCGGCTGAAGCAGTCTTACCAGGAGCAAGTTGAAGTTTGCCGTGCTTGTAGAGGTTGTCCGTCTGACCCGAATTCACAATAAAGTTTGATGTTACATCTTCGCCTTCTGTAACTGTAGTAAACAATGTGTTACTAGTTTTCTTTCTCACCTCGATTAGCTTGTGTACATCCGACAGACCGAGATTCCAAGGACCCGTTGTATTCGTAGAGCCATCAGACTGGTTAACCGTGAGTTGTACATATCGATTAGATCGATAATCTTTGCCAATCTCTCGTCCATCGATCTTATTAAGCTTTGTTATAACAGTGGCAGAGACTGTGGCACCCAGTGTCTCTTGAATGTCAAACGAAGCACCGGTTGTCGATGTAATATTAATTTGTCTCTCTGTACCATCGCCACCAGCACCTGCCATATCAATTACTTGACCTGGAAGGAACTCTTTAGTAATATTCTGGGAACTAATGCCAGCTAAAGCGCTTTGTTGAGTGCTGAGAGTCGTTGAGGTTACAGCGGTGACAAGGAACGTGTTAGCATAGCTTGCAAACTTAATTCTATCCCCGATATTGAACTTTGTATCCGCACTTGTCAAACCCGTGACGGTGTTTGCCCCACCAGTCATCGAACCCGTATCCACAGTACCAGCGCTAGACGCAGCACCATTTAATACAACGTGGAAGTTTGTACGAGTATTTGTATCTGATATAACGCCTGTTCCAAAGGGGAATCTCTCGTCAGCGGCACCCGTAGCTACGCTGAACGTACCATCTGTAGCGATAGTTACGTCAAATTCTTTCAAGAATGTAAAGTTGGTATCTAGATTACCTGTAGTGTCTCTAATTGTCTTTACACTATCAATAGGTAAACGGTAGATGGCTCGGTTAAAGTCTATCTCTTGAAGTGCAGTTACACCACTAGAAAGAACAATGTCTGCTACAGCATTGGCTTGCGATGATGCACTGTTGTCAATGTGTATTGATTGGACATTAGACAAAGTATTGCTAGTAGTTTCTATATCATAGAGATATAGATTGTAACGAGCTTCGGCAGAACCTTTTGTTCCCGATACGTAGTCGATTGCTCGAACTCTTGCCGTACCAATTTCTTCACCTGTCAGTGCTGCAGAGCCAGAGAATATATTGTTGGAAACAGCTCGACTTGCAGTACTTCTGAGAGACACTTTGCTGTGTGTGTTAACGTCCCATACTCCAGCAACTTCTTTAACAACAACATAATTACCATAGTTAGATGTTATTGCAACGTCTTCTATAGATTCAGTTGATGTCGACTTAGGGATGCTGATAGGGAGAGTTTGAAGAATCTCATAATCATATCCTTTAACAAATGCTTTACCAGGTTCCACATCGACAACTAACTTGGACGCACTGCCTCCATTGCCTGATGTGTACTTACCTTGATTGTTTGCTTGATTGAGATGCTCTCTAATTCTTACATCCAAGCCCTCAACGACAAAGTTACCGCTTGTGTTAAAAGAACGGCGGGCGAGGTGCTCGTTGACCTTTGCATATTCGGTTTTCGGTCTATTTGATACAAGGAACCCGTTATCTATTCTCGTAATTTCAACAAAATTTGTACCGGTATTAGCTGTAGGAGCATACTTTACAAGGGTAGGAGTTAGCTTGAGTCTGGCTGCACCAGGAGCAGCATAGTTGTAAGAGCCGCTTGCTGGATCCAGCAACGTTGAGTCTTCTTGCTCCGTAACAATGGATTCTACAATTTCAAGTCCTATCTTGTAAGAACTATAAGTGTTGTACTTACCAAGAATAATAGATTGGGGCTCTACTCTAATAAAGTGATCTTTAGCAAATATAATACCCTCGCTTATAGAGACGCGAGTTGTTGTACCTGTAGAGGATGATCCGGAAGCAACGTTAGCGGTGAATCCTCCGGTATTAGCTGTTAATATCTCTCCGTGAGTAAATGCAGTATTACCTACTGTACTTATAGAACCGGTATCGATATATTTAACGTACAAAGTCTTGAGGTTTGGATCTTCGGCTTCTGATCCCGTATCTGAATCCAACACTACAGCTGTTGCATTCGATGTAGATCCAATAACTTGTGTGTTAATAAAGCTGTTTGCAGTTATGATAGCGTTGCTGCTATTGCGGTCACGCAATTTTACAAAAGAGACAAGCTCGATTTGAGGCTCAATTCCAGTGAGAATTGCTCCCTCTTTAAATACATGCTCTCCGAACCGATCAATCTGATTCTGTAAAATAGTTTGCATCTGGGTCAGCTCACGACCCTGAACAGCTAGACCCGGCCGGAACAAAACCCGATGATAATTTTTACTTTCATCGAAGTCATCGTAGTAAGGATCTACATTAAAATTAGTATCCAATGTGACTGTGTTAGCTATAGCCATCTCTTATCCCGTTAATACTGCAGTGTAATTTTAATATCTTCAATCTGATCAGCTGTTCTTACTGACACAGGTCTATTTTCTATATAGAGTATGTCGCCAACGTATGGTCGTAGATCACCCAACGTAACAGATGTGACATTGCCAGTAATACCTGATGTGTTACCTGTCACTCTTTCATTCTGGAACGTACCGTTTACCGCCACCACTTTAATATCACCAGACACACCTGTCGATGTATTATTTGCGTATAGTACAACTCTTGCTGTAGCGCCAGACAATGCACCAGTTAGCATTTCATCTCTGTCTGGTGTACCAGTCATATTGATAACTGATAACTTAGTAGTTTGATCGTACGCAATGGCGGTTGCTGCACTACCATTAGCTAGTAACGGATTTTTTAATAAGCCTAATATTCTAAAATCATTATTAGAAGGTAGATTATTGCCCTCTGTACCACTTAGACGCGTGCTTAACATTAAGTTATGTGCGCCGAGCTCATCTACCGGATCAGAACCATGTCCTCCAGGAGGTGAAATTGCCGCCGTGACTGTAGCACCTGACCCAACGGGTGATGAAATACTAACATTAGCCTTTGAGTAGTTAGCTCCAACACTTACCATATTTATCCGTTTAATCTGGCCGGATTCGACATTTGCATAAGCGGTTGCATTAATTCCATCGCCATTTATTGTAATATTAGGGCTTATATGAAATGTGCTTGATGTATTAGGGGTAATACTAAACGCAGTATTAACTGTCGCTACTTTAGTATCTCCGACATAGTTTGTAATGCTTCTTATTTGCCCAGCACCTAGTCCAGAAGATATGAAAAGAGTTGTACCTACGTAGTAATTATCAATAGTGCTCGATCCTGAGTCAAGTGCTACAGCAGTAGAGTTAGCTATACTTGAGAGCGTATTAGATCTAGAAAAATAATTAACACCGTTTGAGACAACGTTTATAACATGAATAGCTCCATTAGCAGCTGCTTGCTGTACGGCCCACTGAGCGCTACTATCATCAGCTGTAATTCTTTTTATAGGCATGTAGTACGGAGTAACAAATTTAAGTGCCTCAGCCGTACTAATAGTGTACATAAACTTCCATCTATATCCATCTGCTGTATTGAATATGGAAGTACTTGTACCTGTAGGCTCTACAGTTGAAGCTCCGCCTCTATTATTAAACATGCATTTATACACGTTATTCGATGAAGTTAAAACGTAGTCCCTGTATCCCAGATAAGGATCGAGATTTTCAAAGTTATCATATTGATTATAAAAGGTGCCGCTTGTCCAGTTTACACGCTCAATTGCGAACGACATATCATTAGCAGAGATATTCTTGACCCCAAGCATATCACGCCAAGGATCAAAATCAGTTTCGCTCGTAGTTTCTCGTCGTGTCGGAATTGTATCACTGTTCGGCCACTCTTGTATCCTACCAATAAAAAGATAGAGAAAATCTGGAGATGCCTCTATAAACGCTTCCTTAAACTGCTCAGCGTTATAGATTTTGAATCTTCTTGTTATTAGGGCGGACATATTAAATCTCTGAAATTATATCTATTTATTTATACGGTATAATAATATGCAGAATCGCTTATTATTGCGAGATCACCGTTGCTGTACAGTACATTAGCGGTTACAGATAGCGTATTTGCATCATTAATAATATCAACCGTTAACGTGAACTCCTCACCTGACCCGCCAACATCATCTATAGTAAACACAGTGCCAGGAGCAAGCTGTGTTGTAAATGATGTGCTTATACCGTCTATCACTCTGTTGCCAGGGAACGTATCAATTGGGAACGAGCTGTAATCACTAACTTGCTGTGCAGAAAGATCGTTAATATCATTCACGATAAAGTTGCTTACTGTACCGTCGCCTCTCTGATCCACTCTATGATCAGCTGACATACTCAGCGTCGAGTCTATACTGATCAGATCAGCGCCACCTACATTGAGAAGAACCTCTGGTTGCGCAACGATGGTTGTTGATACTACAGTACCGGCGTCTATCGATAGCTCAAGAATTGAGGTACCGAATACTAGCGACGAGTCAATGCTAATTAAATCTGCGCCGCCAATGTTCATATCGATATCATAATCGGTAGATATTACCGATGTTGACTCAATCGGTACAACGAATAAATTAGTAGTAAATAAAACTACAGCGTTAGCAGAGAGTGATTCTGTAGATACAATTGTACCAGGGTCAATATTGAGACCGATCAATGCAGTTCCAAAAGCGAGTGATGAATCAATACTGATGAGATCTGCTCCACCAATATTCATATCAATATCGTAATCAGTAGAGAATACAGTAGTTGAATCAATGGCAATAGGATCTACAAGGTATACAACGGATGCATCGGTAGATATTGCTGCTGTTGATGGTATAGTGTTGGGGTCTAAGAACAATTCAAAACGAGTTGTGCCAAACGTCAACGCTGAATCAACGCTGATAAGAGTTGCCCCGCCGATAGTCATATCGATATCGTAATCTGTAGAGAATACTGCTGTTGGTTCAACAGATGTATCAATACTGATAACTTGGGAAACGATGGTGTCTATTGACAGCGTAGTTGTAGGAGCAACACTTGTTGCTTGTATTAAGTGTGAGACCCCTGGTAGTCCAAACTGCAAGGTAGATTCAATTTGATCTGCAATTGCAAACTCAACACTATAGAAGATATACGTATTCGCACTGAACGATATTGCTGCATTCGATATAATGCTTAGATCGGCGAACAAGTTTGTTCCACCAGGGTGCAACAGCTTCTTAACGATCTCTCGATAAGTATTCAGGGATTGCCTAGTTTTCAATACATAAGCGAACTGTTGATAATAGTAGTTGTCCTGTAGCTTATTATTCCAGGAAACAAATCCTTTTGTATCTATATACTTACCATTATAATCTACTACACCGGTTACTTGACCGGCGCCTGATGCATTTTCAGCGGATCTTGTAATATTATTAATCGTAATAGGGTCTATTCTACTGTAGCCAGCTCCACCGTTTCGTACGTTAATATCTACTATTGACCCACCGGCGTTAACAGCGATGACATTAGCGTTTAGTCCCTTGATACCACCTGCACCATCTGGTAAATTTTGATCAGCAATGCTGTCCTCTACTACACTTACATTAGGTACAGTGTTATAATTTGAACCACGGCTTACTGCTGACATCGAAGCGATAGTTCCTACAATAGTGTTGGTTGTGCCCAGTGCAGCGCTTAGCACAGTTGAGGCATTGGCTATTGCAAGATTAGCACTAATTATGCCGCTGTTTGACGATACGTATGTGTTTGCATTGATTAGAGTATTCTGTAGATCAGAAATTGTATCATCGTAGCTAAACAATGTCTCTGTATTGCTTAAACTATCAATTTGAAATACTGCTCCTGTACCATCTCCCCCAGTATGCGTAATAGTTGCGTTTAATGAATATCCGCTACCACCGCTAATTAACTCAGGGACTATACTTGAATCATCAACGGTTAACACTGTACCGTTAGCACCAACGCCTGATGCACTTATAAATCTTACTGTATCCCCTATCCGGTGCAGTGATCCACCGAATGTAACTATCACGTCTTGAAGAGGTCCGACTGAGGATATAATAGTACCACTAATCGCACCAGATGTATCTGTAACAGTCTCAGAGTCTAGAAACGTTCCTCTAACGTTAATTAAGAAAACTTCAAATACTTCAATTCCGAGCTCAATTGTAGCTACAACTTTATCAATCTTAGCAGAAGCTCCAGATATAGAGCCTGTGATATTTTTACCTGCAATATCGTACAAATTACCTGTGAAGGGAGCAGCGAGTCGCAGCGAGCTTTCTTTAACCCAGCGACCATCAGATACTCTTAGTATATCTTCACCAGGGTAATAGAACTCTATCTCATCATCATAGAGAAGTCTAAAAAGAAGCTTATAAGCCTGCTCAGATCCTTTAGAGCGGTATAAGTCTTTTATTCTTGTTATTAAAAGAGCTTTATCGGCGAGAATATTTTCTGGAAAGTCAGCCATGACTTCGCGCTGAAAATATTTAATAAACTCATTATCTGTACTATCAACATCACTGTAGTTTAGAAGATTTTTAGATCTTTCGGTAATTTGACCTGTAGTCTCCAGCCACTCGTAGTAGGCGCGCATAAACGCCTTGAACTTAGGACCCTCGGTTTCTAAGAACTCTGGTACAAGCTCATCTACCAGTATGGATGATCTGTTATCTGTTGCCATTAGAATACCGTAGATATTACTCCAGATCCTACAATAGTAGCATTACTTCCCTGCGTACTTACGTTAGAAGCTGAAGATGTTATTCTTTTTAAGTTTGTATCATAAAGGCTAATTTTTGTTTCTGTGATAGCAAGTATTTGATTCCTAATACTGGTGACACTGTCATTGCTCGGGACCGCATAAACTTTTAATGAACTACCCTCGTAACCGGAAATCAAGAGCTGGTTTAATATAACAAGTCCTGATGTATAATTTACAGTTCCTGCTAATCTATTTGTATACACTCTAACGCTTGATTCATCAAGATAATAAATCCTAACATTCCCAAACCCATCATCATCAAGGTATGAATTTGCTTGATTCTGATATGTAAATTTGCTTGATGATATCGTCAGACCACTACCAGGGTGTGACTGAGGCGGTATTCTTAGTATCGCTTTACCTGTTATGTTTAAAAGGCTTTCGTTAAACGGAATACGATATGTTGTTGGCGCTGTAGTAACAGGTGTAAAGTTCTTCATCATCTTTAACGTTATTTCTATGCCTGAAATAGCTTCGTTAGCAGTATAGATATCCTTTATAAGCTCTGAAGATGTAAACTCTTTACCAAACGATACTAGATCTGTTAATTCATATTGTATTACTTTATTAGATATGGTATCTACTACTGCACCAGCAGTTGATGCAGTTAGATTAGGATTATACTTAACCTCTATCGTAGGAACAATAAACTTGTATGTTGGATCAACAAGTTCTGGTGTTATCGACAATACATTCTTATTCTGCAAGAAAAAATCAATGTCATCTTTTCTTGTCTGCGATATAAAGAAACCGCTTTTTGGTTTTACTGATATAAAGACCTTGCCGTAAGTAGGAGGACTATTATCCTGGCCGCCCCAAGCAGACACAGCTCCAATATCACCGAAGTTGTTTTTAATTAACGTCTCGTAATCACCTACGGTTACAGCTCTATTCTGAGCTTGATAGTTTTTAGGTGCATTAAATTTAATAGAAGTAATACTTTCCTGCTCAGCACCACCGGCAGCTGCAGTCACTGTTTGTACGGAAATATTACTGTATCCGCTAATTGTTCCTGGTACTATAAATGTACTAGCGCCTTGTGTAGCTGCTCCGCTGCAAACTCTATAGCTCGCTATAACAATATTACCATCGTTGAGACCTTTACCAACATTGTTATCGCCAAACTTTATCTCGTACCGACCGTCTTCATTTTCGTCTATAAAATAGGCGCTTGTATTACCCGCTACAGCTGTAATATCATCTGCATTAATCCATGTACTTGAGGCAGTATTAGAAACAGACTCTTGAACTCTTACTACAATGCTTCTTGTATCAACATTTTCGTTAGGTAAAATATATCTAACTGGAGATGCAGAGCTTACATTAAATCGATATGTGAAAGGTCTACCTTCTATAATATTAAGATTTGTTGAGTATACTCCAAGCGCGTTTGCATTAACAACAGCGGCGCTAGGATTAACATAGACATAATTAATACCATCTACAGTTGTAGTAAACTGCGTATCTGCAGGAATTGTTATAGTGGATGGAGTATCGCCTGGGGTAATAGTTAGTTGCACAGTCGCAGTTGGACCTTGGGCTGAGCGGGGAGTATACCCTAACATCTTTGCTCTTGATACAACATTATTTCTAATTTGAGCAGAGTCAAGAAACATCTCGTTCCCGACCATATTCAAATAGAATGAATTTTTATAGGTGTTATAAGCCAACAGATTTAATAGAATCTGCATAGTAGAAGATTCGTAGTTATAATCTCCGAGCTCAGTTTGATTAGACAGAAAAGCTTTGAGATCATTCTTAATACCATCAAAGTCTATGCTGGTGAGCTGTAAGGCGTTGTTTGCTGGCATTTTACCTAGTTCTCTCTATTTCTAAACCGACAGTTACTGGTTGCACTTCGTTCGCTACAAAAAAACTGATGCTTACTTGAACTCTATTAGAGTTAGGAGATGCAACAACTGTAACATCGTTTACTCTAGCTCTTGGTTCATAGTTAGATATTGCAGTTTTGATATCTTCTTCGATATTTACTTGTTCGATAGGATCGAAGTTTTCGAATAATCTGCTACGAATGTCGGCACCATATAGCGGAGCGTAAGGTCTTTCAAATCTATTAGTTAAGATAAGATTTTTAAGAGCTCCGACAACAGCATCAGCATTCTTTTTTGTTGCTACATTACCCGTGACAGGATGTGCAGTCATAGTAATACCGAGATCACTAAACTGCACCTCCTTTCTTAATGGGTTTATAGATCCTGAGCTGGCCACATTAATTCCCTAGCTTGATATACTATTTATCAGCATTTTTTGTGTCTTGTATCTCTTTCCGCCGTACTTTTACAAGCTTTCCGATCTCTGCGAGTGCTTTACGAGCTCTTGTACCTGCGGCTTTATTTCCACCTTCAAACTTTTCATTTTCAGTAACATAGGTATCAAAAAGCGATTGCATCATTTCATGTGTCATTGTCTAACTCCTTTCTATGGTATAGGTACAGTAGTAACTGAACCTGTTTCAGTGTGCTTGTGACTCATAATATTAACAGTTCCCACTGCACTCGTTTTGAGTGTGGAGGTATATATTTGTCCCCCAGTTATTGTTGTGCCAATTATATTAGTGATCGAGGCAGTACCTGTAGATCCAAGTGCACCTGATCCAAGTGATATAGTATGCGTTGTTGCAGTTTGAATCAAGGATCCGTTCGTAATAAACTGACGTGATCCATTGACCGTATCTATTGACAGACCTGTGACAGTCTTCGTATAGTTGCCTATTGTTGTGTCGACAACAGCACCAGTTGTTGTAATTATTCTACCACCTGCTACAACAGAATCTGTGACACCACCTAGAGCAACAACCTTCTTGTCCCCGACATTCCCGCTGAGTGAAACGCCACCAATATAAGTATCTCTTGTGCCTAAAATACCTAGCACTTGATCCTTTACAATATACTTATCGTCAGTGCCGCCCACTATAGTATACATATTACCTGCTACGTTTAGCTCGTAGTCACCAGAAATGTTCTGTCGCATACTACCGTCTACAGTCATATTAACATCACCTTTGATATTAATGAAACTAGATCCGCAAACTATCTCGTAGTTATCTCCAATTACTTTTACAATCTTATCGCCACTAGGAGCTCTACGCTCATCGTAACCACCCGTACAATCATAAGTAACTTGTCTGGCAGTAAATTGAGTTGGCTCTGGAGGACCTACAAAATCATCAGGTGTAGTGTAGGGCCCCTGGATTGTCTCTGTGACAAATCCAGACTCAGAAGAGACTGTTTGTACAAACGGATAATCTTTATCTGCAGGTTCTTCAGGTTCACTCCATGTAGAGCCAGCACCAGCATTCAGAGATATATCTGTTATTCTTGTATTCTTTCTGAGCTCAGATTGAGGGGATGGATATTCTTCTTCCACACGAGCAGCTCTAGGTAGCTCGGACTCACCCTTGCCTGTTTCATCGAATCTATAACCGGGTATCATACCCATAATCATTGGACGCTGAGCTTTATCACCATCCATAAAGAAGCCGAATACCCATGTACCGTTAGTCAGACCTGTTGGTGCTGCGGGCGGCGCAGTAACCGGTTGTATGGTTTGGGCCCATGGAAGATCAGCTGTAGGCATTACGCCTCGATCCTTAGGGTGCCATCCAAAGCACCTTACTTTTACTCTGCCCAACTTTAAAGGATCGTTCCTAGCCTCTACTTCACCAATAAACCAAGTGAAATCATATCCTGCAAAATCATTCTTAAAATCCATTATTCACCACCACCAGTTATTGCAGATGAAACAGAGTCTCCAGCTTGCTGCACACTAGATGTAACAGTGTCTTGTGCAGCTGCAAGGTCAGCCTTAACATCGGTAATCGGTCCTTTGAAGACCGGTATTTTCTCCAATATCTTTATTATTTGTATAAGCCTGGCTAACTTAGCAGGGGACACATTAAGTGCAGAAAGTGCTTTAGCTGTTACTAGCGCAGTACCTGTAGCTATCGCAGCATTTGTGAGATTTTGTACTGCTTCATCTGCAAGAGCCTTAGCGTTAGCTTCGATATCTGCTGCAGTTGCATCTACTTGATCACTTATAGCATCTTCGAGCGGAACTGCATCTGCGGCAGCATCACTGGTTGCGTCTCCTGCTGCATCCTCGGCAGCCGCGTCTGTTGCTAGCTTATCGACAGCCTCAGCGCCTGCATCTTTAGCTGCCTGCAGAGCTCTATCCTTTCCACTTGCAATTATACTACTAAGAGTACCCGAAGCTACACCAATGAAGTTATCCGTACCTAGCCCATACTGGCTGAACAACTGCACTATATACGCCAATGGACCTGCTGTAAATTCTTCGAGGCCTCCTAAGATCTTTTGACCTCTTAGATCTACAGCAAATGACTCTTTAACACACTGCATAGTAGAAATATAGTCGCCGTCCGCTGTTAACTTTGTTGCGACAGCCACAACAAGGAACGTTGGATTAGAGCCGTAGTGGTTAATAAAAGCAGAATCTTGCGCACCTTCTCTATCTTTATTACCAGGAATATATATTTGTATAATATCCCCTGCATTGACATTCAAATTAACCGGTACGCTAATATTAATACCATACTGTCTTAAAGACGCGAGCTGCGCGGTAACAAGAGGTGATTTTCGAAATCTCTCTCGACCATGAAAGGTAAATGGGTCATTGTTTGCGGTAATTCTACTATCGAACGTTATATTGTTGCTCGATTGCTGTCTTGCAAGATCTCCAATTAATAACCGTCTATGCCCAGGGCCTGCGATATCGCTGCCTAGTACCTTACTTCGACTTAAGTTTAGAGTCGGATTACCTCCTCCACTTATATGAGGTAGTTTTGCAAAATCAGTAGCGTAGTTAAAATTAACCTCAGAATATGTTTTTCTAACAGGATCGATAACACCTGTGTTATTATCGTACATTCCTTTCATTAGTAGATCAATAGTATCTACATTGTCAAGAAACGTGTGTCCTATTATTGTTCTTTCCACGGGAAACGAATCTACAGCTGCAGGATCACTGAAGTAGTAACTCAGGTTGCGAGTACCAGCGGCATTTTCTTTTAAAGGTTCTTGAGACAGCAGATTGCTTAACGTTCGAAAGTTAAACCCCTGCGTAGTTTCATAGAACAGAAAATGAGATGCATCTTGCCACTCTTTAGATCTACTCTCCCTTCCAATTATATCTATAGCGTCAAAAGGATGATGTCTGGCTGATGTATATGGTACAACATTATCACACTCTTCAACAACAATACCTTTTCCATTATCTAAACTGATATTGTTTTTAAATATATCCTTAACAATTTCAGAACCTGTTTTATCTTTATATGATGTGGTAACGTATGAGCTCAAATTCTCTTCGAGTTCGAGTGAAGAGCAGTTTATTGTATATACCGCTGATCCTGCAGTTAACTCTGTCTTGTTACCTACTCTATTAACTTTAAAAAGAAGATTTGGCGAAGCACCAAGAAGGCTGTCATTGTTGGATTCAAATGCAATCTCAATAAACTCTTGACCTGTCATCGGGCCTTGTCCAGCATCAATTAACCCAATTGCGTCTCTAATAACTAAATCTGCAGATAGTGTGCTTTTAAAGATACTCTCGTAGATATTAAACTCAACCACAAGTCGAGTAATATCGATAAGACTGCTATTACTATCAATAAGAGATATCCGGTGACTTAAATTGCCACCGTAGGGGTTAATTTTTTCTGATACGTAGCTCATTATGTATTAAATACTGTTTTAACTTGAGTAAGAAGATCGGGTAGGAAATCTGAGCTCAATAGCTTAATATTCCTTTTGTTTTCATTTTCTTTTTGCTCATACTCGTACGATGTAACAATTCTTTTATCCGAACTTGCGAGAGTATTATATGTAGTTAGATCAATCTGCTCATATCTCTCAGGTATAATTGTACCATCATATAACACTTGATGAGCTGTTATTAATTGATCATAATGATGAATGCTCTCGTTAGCAGCTGTTATACTACCGTACTTCTTAACAATATATCGATTTAGAGCCGCTGAGCTCAAAGGCCAGTCAAACTCTGGATCGATTATATTATTTGTAAGGTAGATCACCCAGTCAAGAGTAGCGTCGCCGTAATATTTAAACGCTATTGTGTCAGCGCGCTCACCATCTTTAACTGAATAATCGTAATAGACAGCTTCTTGTCTTTCAAAAGACTCAACTACTTTAAAGCGAGTCATAATATTAGTAAGAAGAGATGTTTTTTGATTCTTCTTTATATCATATTCAATAAGCGGGAACGATCTAAAATAGTAGGCCATTTATCTGCCCTGCCTTATTTCTTTCTTAGTAACAATCGTATCTTCTACAAATGTTAGATTAATTGTGACGCTGTAGGGAGCATTTGTGTCTTCGAAGAAGTAGGCTCCTCCTTCGCCTGTGTAGTTAACTTGAAAATCAGTTAAGATTGAATCACCTATCTTAAATAGATAATCGCCGGCTCGTAAAATAATCTGGAATTGTGACGGATACTTGAATACGTGATTAGCGGATGTATATTCTGGAGCCATGTGATACTTAAAGTTACGAATTAGATCCCTTATCGCATCACTTTCTTGTTTATTTTTAGCTATAAGCTTATAACTAAATTGATGCTGTCTGAAGTTTACTCCAGTAAACACGTTTGCAAGATGTGGGTTACGCGCAATACCAAGGCCTCGTAATGCCCCAGCGCCAATAGATCCAAGACCAGCGGCCGCAGCTGCGCCCGCTGTACCACCTACCAGTATACCGGCAAGAACCTGAGCTGCAGTATCTGCGCCGGCAGCTGCAATACCAAGACTTGATAATGTTCCTTTTAGATTGCTTGCTGACAGTACATCAGACTTGTCAATGGCGTCAAATATATCCTGGGTTATTGAGCCAGTACCTCGAGTGAAGTTTTCAGCTACCTGTCTACCTGCTTGCCCGGCTGAGCCGAGATCGATATTATTGTACTGAGCATTATATGACGTAGATAGATTTGACGGGATCGGCAATGCAAAGGAGTGAGCAGGTTGTGAAATATCTATTCCAAAGCTTTCTAATTTCTGTGCAAAGCTGCCTATCGCATTAATACCCGCCTTCACTTTATTAAAAAAGCCGTCTTGCGTAGTACGATTCGAACCTGCTAAGTCGGAGGCCTCGCTTGCATAGTTGACTTTAACATCAGCTAATTCTGATACTTTATATTTTTTTGTTGCTCTAAATATAATAAAATACGGAGCCTCAGAAAGATCGCTTGGAAAGTAGGTGGTATCGTACTTTGCACCTATCTCTAGTGAGGCGAGTGGACCTTCGGCTCCAGTACCAAAATTAATAGTAGGCATTTTTTATCCCATGAATACGTATAAAGGCTATTACAAACCTAAGAATCCTAGTAAATATTTAGGCGACCCTACAAATATTGTTTATAGAAGTTCGTGGGAGCGTCAGTGCATGCTTTATTTTGATAGAAATGATAATGTAGTTAAGTGGGGATCTGAAGAGATAGTTATTCCTTATCGATCTCCTCTAGATCGAAGAGTGCATCGGTACTTTGTAGACTTCATTATTAAGGTGAGAACTACAAAAGGAGATTTAGAGACTCACTTAATTGAAGTTAAGCCGTATAAGCAAACAAGGCCGCCTAAAATCCCGTCTAGAAAAACAAGAAGGTATCTTAACGAGGTAACTACTTACCTTGTTAACGAAGCAAAGTGGAAGGCTGCTAATGAATACTGCGCAGACAGGCGTTGGAAGTTTCAGATTATAACTGAAAACGAGCTCGGAAGATAAGATAAATAATCGAATGGTAGCTTACGTATTCGATACAGTATTAACAAAGGGCATGCAATCTGGCCAGGTACCGGCGCGTTCTCGTGACGCTAGAGACTGGTATAGAAACGCAGCTCAAAATGTTAATGTAACACCGTCCAGACTCCTTAAAGAGAATAGATCTAAGATGACTACGGGTACGGAGCCTGGTACTATGGTTCTGTTTAACTATGACCCGAAAGGTAAAAAAGATCTACCTTACTATGATACCTTTCCATTAATTTTTGTTGTTGGTCCTGCTGAAGGGGGCTTCTATGGTCTCAATATGCACTATCTACCCTTGAAGCAAAGAGCAATGTTAATGGATGCGCTATATGATTTAACAACTAATAATAGATATGATGATAGTACTAAATTAAAATTAAGCTACCAGCTATTGAAAAAAGCTTCATCATACAAATATTTTAAACCGTGCTTCAAGCACTACTTAAACAGACACGTTAAATCGAGAAAGATGCTTGTTGATTCTGTTGAGTGGGATATTGCACTGTTTTTACCACTGCAAAGATTCCAGAAAGCAAGTGCATCTCAAATATACAGCGATAGTCTCAAGAAGGTAGGATAATGGCATTTAACATATCAGATTTTAGAGCTAACGCTACCGGCACAGGTTCTCGCGGCGTATCTAAGCAGGCTCATTTCGAGCTCGTCATTAATCTTCCGAGAAAAATATTACTATCAAATAGAAGTAAAAAGGCCTACGATAGTCTGCGATTTAGAATTGAATCAGCTGAGCTTCCAGGCAGAGCAATACAAACAACTAACTATAAGCATACCGGATACGGCCTCACGTCTAAAATAGGATACGATGTAACATATCCAGATGTATCTCTCACTATGCTTTGCGGAGCGGATCTAGGAGAGAAGAGTCTTTTTCAGGCCTGGCAGAGTTCTGTTATAGGTAATCACAGTCGTAACCAAGATATTAGAAGACATCAGAGTCTTGGTTACTATGACGATTATACAGCTTCGGTTGGCATACTACAATATGATGATACTGGTAACGTCGTTCACTCCCTCGCGTTAGCAGAAGCGTATCCTGTCCTTGTTAACTCGTTGCCGCTGTCTTGGGGTAGCGAAGATCTACATAGACTAACAGTTCAGTTCACATATAAGCACTTTATTGAATCTGATGAGCCTTCAGCTGGTCGTGGTGCGCGTCTGAATACTGCAGGTGCAAGCTTAACCTTTAATAACTTACCGAGCGTAGATGATATATTTGAGGGAGTAGGTCTACCACGCTTTGGTGAGATACTTAACATTCCTCTCTTTGACACAAACAGCTTTACACTCACTGGAGCATCTGATTTTTCTGGCATATTTGGCTAATAGGATTTAAATATTATGTTACCTAATCTCAACCTACCTGAATTTACTACAACCCTACCATCTAACAACCGTGAAGTTCGTTTTAGACCTTTTCTTGTAAAAGAGGAAAAGATACTATTAATGGCTCTTGAGGGCGGAGATCCTAAAGAGATTGAAAACGCGGTTATTAGAATATTATGTAATTGCATAGAGTTAACAGAAGAAGAGGTGAATGAACTGCCTCCTTTTGATGTAGAGTACTTGTTTTTACAGCTGAGAGCTAAGTCAGTAGATAATATCGTAAGCCTTAGACTTTCACATAAAGACAAAGAAAAGTGTGATCACGTTACCGAGTATAGTCTCAATCTAAATGATATTAAAGTAGTAACGGATGAGAATCATAGCAATAAGATATTCCTTACCGATACCGCAGGCGTTGTTATGGCGTATCCATCAATGAGCAGTACGAAAGGTATTGAAGATGCATCTCAAAATTCAGCAGTGCATAGTATGTTTGAAATGATTGCTGCAGGTATTAAGATGGTATTCGATAAAGATAGTGTATATGAAGATTCGACGCATGAAGAGAAAGTAGAGTTTGTAGAGAATCTTAATAAAAATCAGTTTGAAAAGATCTTAGACTTTTATCGTACAGTACCAACGGTGTCGCATGATATTGGTTTCACGTGTGAGCAGTGCGGTGAATCCGAGAGTATTACATTAAGAGGACTGTCAAGTTTTTTCTTATAGGGCTCAGTCATAACAGTCTAGCAAATATGTATCATACTAACTTTTCCCTGATGCAGCATCATAAATATTCGTTGACTGAGCTCGAAAACATGATACCATTTGAGAGAGATCTTTATGTACTAATGCTTGTGTCTTACCTTAAAGAGCTAGAAGAGAAGCGTAAACAGAATGGATGAGTCAAATAAACTTTTAGAAGTTATTCATAATGATCAGCTGAGCATGAAGGAAGAAATCCAGGCAGGTAATGCTGAACTGGATAAGATCCTTACCGTTCTTACTGATCAGTTTACGTTTACAAAAGATCTGGCTAATATAGAAGCTCTACGATCACAGACTGAGAGCTTACAAGAGATAGAGCGACAGCAGGAAGAGGCTAGAAGCGCAGGAGGTCTTTCACCTGCTATAGAGAGAGCTGAAGCATCTACTAAAGGCTTTTTTGATAATATGGGAAGAGGTATTTTAGGTGGTCTTAGAATGCCAACGTTCGGCGGAGCTCTTCGTGGCGGTTTGCTTACTGCAATAGGCTTTAAGTTTGGAGATCAGATAGGCGAGTTTCTATCGAGAGAGTTAGATACCATTCTCACATCGGCTGGTTTTTCGCAAGACCTCACTGATGCGTTTACTGAAAAGGTTGAAGAATATACTGGACCAGTTCTGATGGGCGCTGGTATCGGCTCATTATTTGGTCCGAAAGGATTAGTTATAGGTGCAATCGCTGGATACCTTTATAAATGGACAGGGATGGATGAACTGTACAGTGACCTTGAAAAAGCGAGTTCTGAAGAAGAAAAGCAGAAGCTATGGAAAGAATTTGGCAATAGTCTCATCGACAAGCTTCAAGAAAACCCCGTACCTGCTTTACTGCTCGCCGGCTCATTGTTCGGTGTTAAGGGTATACTGGTAGCCGGTGTGGCAGGCTACCTTTACGAGTCTCTCGGATTGGAAAGACTCTTCAACGGTGAAGGTCGCAAAGAGTTCGCTAATGATATTTACAACGCTGTAATGAATAAGGTTATGGGTACACCAATACCAGGTGCTGACGATAGCACATTCGTAGGACCTCCTGTACCAGGGGCTGAGATAACTTCAACCGCAGCTGCAGCTGGAGGTGAAAATAGTTTCCTAACTGACCAGGCTTTAGAGGCCGCTCAGTTTACAACGAGACGTAGATTGCTTGCTAGAGTAAATAGGGATGTACCGCGAAGTCGTTTCGGTCTTCCAACTACAACCGTAACTTCTACGTCTGAGCGTGCTGCTAGAGAAGGTGCTGAACAGGTAGCAGAGAATGTCGGTGAGAGAGTCGTTCGGGGTGTCAGAAGTAACGGTGTTGAATATTTCCGTGACACAGCAACAAATAAATTTATTGGTAGAGAGGCTGCTGAACAGATACTTGAAACCGGTGGTAGAGAGGTTGCAGAACAAGCTGCAGAGACAATTGCTGTTACTACAACAAAAACGATTGTAAAGCATCTTCCATTTGGAATCGGATTAGCGTTTAGTGTCCCTTTCGCGATAGGCCGAGCTATGAAAGGTGATTATGTAGGTGCTGGCTTAGAGCTAGCAGAAGGTCTTACCGCTGCTATCCCAGGATACGGTACTGCCGCATCATATGCTATTGCTGGCGGGTCGATGGCTAGAGATATTAGCAGAGAGCTCGGCGGAACAGGGGTCATGGAGCCTGCTGTAGGTACTAATCAATTAGCTCCGTTAGCGGCAGATCTACAAGGCGCTTCTACAATAAACGCCAGAGGCGGTGATACTACGATCATTAATAATAATACCAATATGTCTAGTGGTGGATCTGGTACTACTAATCTGCCAAGCGCTAAAGTAAGCGACGGATATATCGCTGGTCGTATATAAAAAAAGGGACCGAAGTCCCTTTCTCTTTTATCATTATCTATTTACTAGTCGTTAGCTAGCTGTTCAAAGAACGACATACTATCATCGTCGTCATCGGTTGATGCAGCAGCCATGGTAGGTGCAACGGGCTCTGCAGCTGCTCTAGGTGCTGGTGCAGGTGATACATCCTCAACATTCTGAGCAATATCATACCTGTTACCTTGCGACCCTCCATCTAATCCAAGTACACGATTAAGCTTAGCTTGAAGTTCTTCATATGACTTGAAGTTCTTGGGATCAACAAACTCGGCGAGCGAGTTCTCAGACTTCCAGATTGACTCTAGCTTATCATCATCATCTAGAAGAGGACCAGACTGATCGAATTCTGATTTATCGTAGTTGCGGTACCCTTCCACTTGACGAATTTTAAGTTTAAAGTTCGCACCTTCCCAAAGATCAAAAGGATTAACCGGTTGTTCATCTTGGAACTGAGGGTTCATCATATCATTGATCTTATCGAAGATCTTCTTACCGAACTTATAAAGGAATACTTTACCTTCGTTCTCCGGCGCAGAAGGATCACTTACAACATAGATGTTAGCGATATAGTTTAGACGTCGCTTTTGCTTACGCACGATGTCTTTATTAGACTCGATACCTGAGTTCCAAAGCATTGAATTATGCTCTGAGACGGGATCCTTCTTACCAAGAGTGGTAAGAGAGTCTTCGATATACCATCCACCGGGTCCTTGGAAGCCATGGTTAAAGACCCTTACCCAAGGTAGATCTTCACCGGCAGGAGCAGGCAGAAGGCGAATAACAGCATAGCCATTACCAGCTTTATCTACAGTAGGTTTCCAGAAGTTATCGCTGTTGCGATCTTGATTCTCACCGGGGCTATTCAGCTTGTTAGTTTCGCTGATTAGGGTTTCAAGGGAGGTTTTTCGAGCGCGTTTTAGATCTGCGAATGATGCAGTCATTTTCTTTCTCCGTATATGCGTTGTATAGTTAGTTTATCCAATATCAAAAACAAATAATATAATCATAATGTGCACGTTATTATAGACCAGTTACTACAATAAATCAACTGGTAAATACCTTTCTCATAATCTTTTTATATGCATCTTTGTCGATATGTAGAAAGGGCTTATACTTTACTACCTTGCGTTTAATACTATCGTAACTAAAGTCGTCAATAGTTTTATCCCATCTAGTAGTAAAGGATAATATAATATCCATAATTGAGAATGTCTCAATAGAGATATGACCACCTAGCAACTTAGAAAGAAGCATAGGATGGCTGTTATTATTTATAGTGAATAGATCGTCGAACTTGAGGTTCTTTGAATCTAGATCATCCTGTATCTTCTCACAGTCTAATCTGAAGTTATACTTTAAGCTTTCTGCATACTTGAGCCACTCTTGATACACCTTTTCTGACTCAGACCCAACCAAGGATCCAGACCACATACCTTCATCTTTAATAAAGTTTGCGGTAAAGAAGTATACTAGCTCATTCTTTCGATACTTTCTTTCCAGTTTCGCGAAGAAAAACTTATCGCGTCGCTTAAGAAAGCTATCGTTAGATACCTTCATCTTGCCATTATATTTAAAGAAGTCGTAATCTGTTTTGAAATGATTTCGAATGGCTAGATAAGTTCTATAAGCATCTGCACCTTCGTATATGTTCATTAGAGTGGTAACTGAGCGGATTTTTCTTTAAGACAATTTAGTTCAGAAGCTTCTGCTTCTAGTTTCTTTTTAATAATAGAGTTGATAAGCTTTGCACCAGTCTCAATCTCTATCTCGTTTGTTTCACAGTAATGCAGTATTGCGTCCATGTACGAGACGTTTCGTCCTCGACGTACAATATTTTCGATCTCAGCTGAGAACGTCTGCGTATTCATTAGTTCAACCATATAGTAATATCCTTTTTTCGCTACACGCTAATTATAATAGATATCTTCATTAGAGGCAACTGTTGCCTTTGTATTCCAGTAATAAAAATGATGATCGTGGATAGACTTTACGTATGACATACCTTTATCGTTACGCCATATAGGTTTAACTTTAGAGGAGTGATAGTTAGTAGCGCCTTCTGTAATATCATACCCGTACGACCACGCAAAGTAACTATAACGAGCTACGTCTAGCGCATTCTGCCAAGTAGATAGCTCCTTCGGTCTATCTGATAAACCATCGCAGTACCAAGAGAACTGACATTGATGTCTTGATACTCTTCCGGTAGTATATGAGCCTTGCTTAACAACATCACATATATTGTTCGGCCAAAAATCTTC